TTAGATTATCAATAAATAATAACTAAAAGGTAAATTTTAAACAATGGCTGCTCCTGTAATAAAGTTTAAAAGAGGTGCCAACAGTAGTTTACCTGCTCTGAAAGCAGGTGAACCAGCGTTTGTAACTGATGAATTTGATTTTTATATTGGTCTGGATAACGATGCCAATAATAACAAATTTTTTGGATCGCATAGGTACTGGACAAGAGAAACTAGCACTGCTGGCTCTGCGGTAAGAGTCGTTGAAGGTGCAAATAATGGCGATAATTATATAGAATTTAAGTCTCCAGCAACACTAGCTGCTAACTTAACATATACTTTCCCGAACTCTAACGTCACAAACGGTATTCTTCAAAATGATGGTAGTGGTGGTTTAAGTTGGATGACAAGTGGAACACTTGTCGGTCCTATCACTATATCAGATACTACAGACTCAACCACTAAAGATACAGGAGCTTTAATACTTGAGGGTGGTCTTGGTGTAGAGAAAGATGTTACAGTTGGTGCAGCAGTTTCAATCGGAGATAGATTATTTGTAAAAGGTGAGTCAGAATTCATAGGTATTGTTACATTCCGTGGTGGAACAATTAGACTAGGTGACGGAGATACTGATGACGTTGTAGTTGGTGGTGAGTTTGCATCAGACTTAGTACCCACTACTGATAGTGCACACGATATTGGTTCAGCATCGAAAGAATGGAGAAATGCATTCTTTGACGGAACAGTTGAAGCAGATGCTGTGAACGTTGCAGGTGTTATTACAGCAACTTCATTATCCACACCTGTCGTTTCTGGATTTAGTCATCTACAAGCACCTCATGGTTCAACAACAACTTTAGAGGTAACAGTTGCAGCGAAGACAGCAGCACACAGATACAATGGTTCAGGTAGTAGTAATGGATATGTAATTGATGGTGTTCAAGCACCTACACTTACATTAACACCAGGCAGAACTTATCGCTTTGATGTTTCAGATTCATCCAACGGATCTCACCCTCTAAGATTCTATCTTGATGTTGATAAAGTATATCAATACACAACAGGTGTTACCGTAAGTGGTACACAAGGTAATGCTAACGCATATGTTGAGATAGTTGTTACAGATACAACTCCTGCAGTTCTTCACTACCAGTGCACAGCACATGGTAAGATGGGTAACGCAGTTATTACTCAATCTAACGTAGTAAATACACCTCATGATGCAACATTTGAAGGGGTATTAAATGCTAAAGGTAACGTAGATCTAGGTAACGCAACATCAGACACAATCACAGCAACAGGTAGATTTGATAGTGACTTACTTCCATCTACAGATGGTGCAAGAGACTTAGGATCATCTGATAATGAGTGGCAGGATCTATTCATTGATGGAACTGCACAAATAGACTCTTTAGTAGCAGATACTGCAGATATAAATGGTGGAACTGTTGATGGAGTTACTATTGGTGGAGCGTCTGCTGGTGCTGGTACATTTACAGATTTAACTGGTGGTAACATACAAGTTGGTGTTACTGGTGATAATGAGATTGATACCTCAAGTGGCGATCTTACAATTGACTCTGCTGGCGGTACTGTTACAATTGATGATAACTTAACTGTTAACGGGACATTTACAGTATTAGGATCACAATCAATAATTAATACCGAAACCTTAAAGGTTGAGGACAGTTTAATAGAAGTAGGTCTTGTTAACAGTGGTGGATCATTAGTCGCTCCATCATCAGATGCTAACATAGACGTTGGTTTAATATTCCATTATTACAGTGGTTCTGCAAAGAAAGCAGCAGTATTCTGGGATGATTCTGTAGGAAGAATCGCTTTCGGTGCAGATGTATCAGAGAGCACTAGTGTATTGACTAACTCCACACATGCTACTATTGAAGCAGGTGGTGTATTCATCAAAGATGCTGCAGGACTATCAGCAGTCATTAGTCACGATGGTTCACTAAGACAGTTAGAAAACATAACCGTCGATGGTGGCTCATTCTAACGAGTAAAGTATAACTTATAAATATAGGTGGGTATATTCCCACCTTTTTTTATACTCTGTTATGGATGAAAACGAATACAAGATGATTTTGGGTGTTTATCAAAAGAAAACACACGAAATGCTTGCTCAGATTATTGCATTAGAAACAAGAGTACTTGGTTTAAATAATGTTGTTGAGCAACTGAGCACAAAGGTAACTGATCAGGAAAATTTATTGATTCAACTGAGAGGTAAGAAAAAACCAAAAAATATTACAAAAGACTCTGAGGATTTCTAATGGCGAAACCTGCTTCACGAGAAGAATTAATTGAATACTGTAAAAGACAATTAGGTGCACCAGTCTTAGAAATCAACGTGAGTGATGAACAAGTTGATGATTTAGTAGATGATGCATTTCAATATTTTCAAGAGCGTCACTTCGATGGT